CGTCTAAGCGCATGGCTTTTACCAAATTGTCTCGGGCTAGTTCTTTGCCCGTTAACTCAGGCGCAAAAAGCACCTCGATGCGGCTTAGCCTAGTGTTGCACCGAGCTTCTAGCTGGTCTAGCTGCTGCGTGAGAGTCAATAGCCTAGCGTTTGCCGCCTTGATATCCAGGTCTTTTTCTGCCTCAAGGTTAATGACAAACTGCAAGGTGCGGCTTTCAAGAGTAAACAGGGCTTTGATTTTCTCAAACATGGGTTATCTAGGGGGCAATCGCTTGCCCCCTTCCTATCGGTTACAAGTCAGTTTGGTGCATCCACAGCGTTGCCGAGATTTCCGATCCGGTGGCTTCCAATAGCTTGCCGCGAACTAGGAGTTTTTGCACGCCCGTTCCCGCTGTGGTGTCCACTTCGATGCAGTCAGCCGACACGGTGAAGGTGTACTGGCCTGGGCCTGTATCGAAGTAAGCCAAGATGGTTTCAACCGGGGTGCCAGCGGCGTCGTCGATATAGACAAGCTCCCAGTCGCATTCAGTCATGGACATAACGACGACGCCGAGCTTGTCGTATAGTTTGAGCAGAGCGCCGGTGAAGCTAGCCACGTTTTGGAAGGAAGTCGAACCGGTAACTTTTCCGGTGACATGGTTACACTCGCCAGCAGAGTCGAGCGTGACCTGAATCTGACCTTGCGGGTTTAGCTGGGGGAACACCAGCACGCCCGACGAGTTGACGAAAGCTGGCGTTGCAGCGGTCACTGCAATCGCACTGCCCAGCGTTGTGCCAGGAATTGCCTTGGTGATGGCCAAGCCCGCGCCGTTGCCGTCGTTGATAATCCCAAACGCGCCTTTTTTGTTAGCCATGCACCACGCCCCCTTTTTAAGTTATGTCGCTTCCCGATAAAAACGCTATCACCGGGCAAGGATAATTAGGCTCACTGTCACTAGAAAATTCTAGCTCAAGCGATACCCCCGAGCTAATCGGCCTGGGCGGGTCAAAGCTAAACGAAATGTTATGCTGCACGTTTGAAATCAGGCCAGCCGCCACTTCTAACCCACCGGCAAGCAAAGAAAATTGCCCGTCGTTAAAGGCAGTGACCCATAACTTTTTAAGATACCTTGTGGTCAGGGCTGGCACGGTGTCGGTAAAGACGGTCTGGGTGGTGCCGGGTGCGCAAGCCACCTCGCCGCGCAGGTAGTAGGGCGTGCCGGCGGACGTGTCGCCGGTGACAACGACCTTTAGCGGGCAGCGGATAAACTCCATTTCGCCCGTTAGCTCGTTAAGGCACGCGACCGGCAGCGCCTTGGTGATCGTCGGCAGCCAGGTGTCGCCGTCTCTGATAAGCGATTGGTCTAGGTCCGAAGCGGTCGACGAGACGACCGTAGCATATAGGCTAAACTTTACGTTGCCGCCCGTGACGACGGCCTCGGCGACAATGCGGTGATGGATGCGCGTGACCAGAATGCGGAGCGTGGTAAGCGGGGCCAGCGCGTCGGTGATTAGGTCATGGCCTGTAAGCTCAAAGCGCTCGCCGACTTGGGCGCCGGTGGTGGTGTCGTAGTAGTTGATTTTTAAAGTGGCGCCAGGGTCGATGGCCTCGACAAAGACGGACGACAAAATAGAGTTGCCAACCGTCTCGCCGACTTGGACGTAGGTGCCCGGCACGCGTGGCGTGCCCAGCGTAGTCGGGTCTAGCTCGAAAAGCTCGCCTGACTGGTATTCGACAAGCTGTACCACCCTAGGTAGGGTCACAAGGTTAACCTCGCGCTAAGATAAAAGGGGCTGTATGTAACATACAGCCCCCTTCGGATAGTTTCGACTTGGACTTAGGCTTAGACGATGTTGTAACCGATGACGGCTGAAACATCAGCGCCGGCAGACAGGGCGCCTTGGGTGTGACCTTTAAAGTCACCTCTCCACCACGAAGCGATGAGCCACTGATCGGCAGGAGGCGTTGGGTCCATGACGGCCTTAACACGGATTGGGCGACGTGTTGCCCAGTACCAGCGTGACTTGTTGACCAAGGCGATACGGCTAAAGGTGTTGGGTCCGCCGACGGTGTTAAAGCCGGTGGCTGCAACGTCGTCTCTCATATACTCAGAGATCACGATTCCGATGCCGTCGAACGCTGCAAGCGATCCCGAAAGGACTGTAGCCATAGGGCCAAACTTGTCGACGGTGACGGTAGACGGCAAGCCGAGGAATTCGTTATAGACCTTGGTGGAAAGCAGCCAAATCAACTCGCGTGGGTTGACGCCGTACTTGCCCATCTTGACGCGCATGTTGCGCAGCAAGGTTTCGGTGACGGCTGCGCCGGCAAACGATTGGTTGCCGCCGTTGGCACTGTTGGCCATGCCGAGCTTAACCAAACCGTCCCAAGCCTTGACGGCTAGGTCTGCGCCGCCCGACTGGCTGTCAAAGTCTTGGTGCGTGCCGTCGGAGTCGCCGTTGATGATGGCGGTTTCGACTGCGCGGATCTGCGCCTCGGTCACTTCCGAGCGAGCCAGGCCCAAAATGTCGGGGGCCGAGTCTTCGTTTAGTTCTTCAGACAGCGGGTAAAACTCAGAGAGTTTAGTCGCGTCAAATTGGATCTTGCCAGTCGTGAAGTTGGTGCCGGTTAGGGTGCCGCTTTCAGCTTGCTTCCTGGCGATTGTCGAACCGCCTTTGGTTGGCAGGTTGTACGGGTCGCTTGGCATGTTGATCGCCTTGAACTGGCGAGCAATCTGGCGCTCAAGCTGATACTCGTCGATGTACTGCGCCGAAATGGTTTCAGGCACCCACTCGTCCCCTGCCGTTGCCGTGGTCGAGCCGAAGGCTTTTAGCTTAGGCGCTAAAACGCTGCGACCGTAGGCGCTGTCGAGGATGCCCTTAACGTGCGCGGCCTTGTCGCCGTTGTCGCGGGGCTGGCCGCCAAGGATTTGCTGCGTCATGCGGCAAACGTCTAGGTCTCTTTTTAATTCAAGTACCAGGAATTTTAATTCCGCTGGTACATGGGTAAACCGAGCCGCGCCGGTGTTGACTTGCAGCAAGTCTTTAACGTGCGGGACGCCGAAATACATAAGGGCTTTTGCTTCGTCTGAGCCGCCGCGGTTTCCAGTAGTGGACATGAGGTTAGATCCTTTAACGTGTGAATTAAAATCGGCGGCGTCGTTATCTTTTTGGCGCTGCTCAACCACTGCGATGCGGTCTTCTAGCGCCTTTGCTTCGATATCTAATTGCTCTTTAGTGACGGTCATAATTTTATGGTCCCTTATGCGCCCATGTCGAGAAGACGTTTCTTTACATGATCGAGTCGTTTTCGATATGAGTCAAGCGCCTTTGTATTTGATTCTGCTAGTTTATCTTTTATCGCTTGCGGCAGCAAGCCGTCTAGTGGGTCTTTTTCGTCGTAGCTTGGATCACCACCCAGGGCTAGCTGTGCCGAAACGATCATCCCATGAACCACGGTCTTGCTGCTGTCTTGCTGATAGTCCCCCGCCGCCTTTTTAAATTCGTCCCGAGACTTACTGGCCGTCTCGGCTGTGTCGATGGGAAACTTTAAATTGACCGGGTCGCCGTAGCCAGCCAGGCTTTGCGGGCCGCCGGCTGGAAACGCCGAGGCCCCGTCTGGCAAGGCTTCGATGCCGAAGGTTTTGGCGCGTGCGTCCTGCGCCGTCTTTAATTCCTCGGGTGTCATCGACTCGGTGGGCGTCCCGTCAGAAGTCGGCGCTTCGGCGGCGACTGGCGCGGCCATCTCGCCTTCGGCTGGCGGCGGTGCGGCGTTGGTGTCTGTCACCACGGCGCCGCCGTCTGATGCCGCGGTGCCGTCTTTTCCCGGCTGAGGCTGCAGGCCGTCTAGCTTAAGGGATACTTTCTGCATCTCGTTTATCAAAGCACCGAGCAGGACGTTGGTTTGCTTTTGCGCCTCAAGCATCGGGCTGCCAAAGTCGTTGTTGGCTGCAGCCGTACGGTCGACGCTGATCTCAGTGGTCGGCGGCTGGGTCACGCCTTGGTCGGCTTGCTTTAAGGTGTCGGCTAGTTTAAAGAAGGCGGCGTATTCGTCTTTACTCGGCTTGTGCGCCTTGGCCTGGCCTTCGTTGCAGAGTTTAATGGCAAGGGCCACGGCTTGGTCTTGCTCTTTGCCTTCGCCAATTAGCTTTCTGATTTCGCCTTCAACTCGCTCGCTGAAAGTCGGTGCCTTAGTGCCATCTTGATTTGCTTCGCCGCTGCCTTTGCCCATTGGCGCTTTTGGAGCGTCTGCGCCTTGGTCTCCGCTTGCTTGAGTTTGCGCCGCTGCGCCTTGGTCTCCTGCTTCTGGAGGCGTTTGGTCGTCGGGCTTTTTCGCTGCTTTTTCAACTTCCACGTCTCCTGCGTCTAGCTTTTTTAGCTCGTCAAGATTTAGGCCGAGGACTTCCGCAAAGGCGGCTAGCACGGCCTCGGGCACGGGCGTTAGATTGCCGGCCAAGATATCTGAAAGCATGTCTTCTTCTAGCCCGGCCTTCTCGGCGATGGCTGAAAGGATATCCTCTCTTAACAATTTCTCGGCTTTTTGTTTATTGTACATGGCGTTATGAACGGCGGCGGCTACCCAAGCACCTTTGCGCTTTAAGATATCGCTGCGCAGGTCGTCGTTGCTCATGGACTTAAGCATCTTGCTAGTCACCTCAAAGAGTGAATCTTGATTCATCGGCACGCCGACGATTGAGACTTCAAATAGCTCGGCCTTGGTGATCGTCTTTAAGCCGCTCTTTGGGTCGTCGCTCGATTCGACCGGGTTAAAGCCTACCGAAAAGGCACGCAGGATTTTCTCATGCACCAGGCCGCGGATGCGGTTTATAAGTGGGTCGTCCACACCAGAGAGGCGGGCTTTGATAAATAGCCCGTCTTTAGTCGGTGTGACTTCGGTAGCTGCACCGACCGGCGTTGATCCTAGCTGAGGATCAAAGCCGTGGTTATACAGGATGACCGGGTTCTTTTTGTAATTCTCAAGATCCCAGGCGTCGACTGAGATGATCTCATTGCCACGGTCGACCACCGCCTTATTGGCGAAGCCTTGAATGGTCAAGCCCGCGTCGGTCATCTTGATTTCGCCGTAGCCTAAAAGCGTGACCGCTTTAGACGGCGGCAGTTTTTTGGTCGCCATGATTATTAACTCCATTTTTTAAAAGTCTATATTAGAACCGCGGCCTAGGCTTGTAAATCTTCGCCCGGTAGCAGAGTGACCATCGTACAGCGGCAGTTAATCACCTGGCCCGGATCTCCCGATGTGACGTCTCTCGGCCAACGTAGGCCGTTGCTGAAGGCCTCGTCGGCGCCGACCACCTCGCCCGACACGCCGCCTTGAGATTTATCTAGGTGGGTGTCTCGCACCCGGCTATCGTCAGCGTTGAGCCAGCCTTTTCTTAGACCCGGTATGATCTCCGAGGCGTTTCTAAAGGCCGCACCTTGGCCAATTGATACGGCGGTGAGGGTTTCGGTGCGGGCAATGGTGGCCGCCCTGGCTGCCATGGCTTCGGGGTCGGCGAAGGTGTCGGCAACCCGCTTGGTGATTTGTTGGATAGTCTCGCCGGCGTCGACCCCCCTAGATATCTCGGCCATGATGCGCTCGGTGTGGGTCTTTGATATGGAGTCGAATG